TGCGTCTGACAGAATATTTGGGATCGCATTCTTGGTTTCATTCTGCGACTTGCCATCAATAATTTCAATCGACCGAATGATTGCATTGTAAACTGCTTTGTCTTTACAAAACTTTTCAGTTTCATCAAGAAGCCAATCAGTTTCATCGCTGGACTCACTATCGGTGATTCTTGTGGCGATTACAGTGCAGTCTTTGTATCCCTGCTCCGACAAACCGCCACGGTTGTCCAGAGCCACACCAATGGCATCTTTGTTTGGTGCTTTGTTATACTTGTGAATGTGATCACGAATGATACCAAAGACTACTCGTTCGTTTCGGTCTTTGAAATATTCTTCATCTACGAAAGGTAAAGCCCTCCGCGTATACTCATCATTCTGAATCAGATTTCTCAGAATGATCGTTTCGATTGTCTCCATAGCCAATCTCCGTTGAATGGTTTTCCAGAACATCAACAAGGATATCTCCGATGACCTCCTTGAAGTCATCATGATCCTCTACGTTATCCTCTTTGTCAAGAAGAAAGTAATCAAAGTAAAGTCGGCACTCACCCTCCCGTTCATCTAAACCAACTTTACCATAAGTGTAAACAACATCGGTGTATTTGCCTTCATCGATTTGAACGGCAGTCTCACCAGTGTCTTTACCTTGAACAAATTTATACTTCATCATTTTCGATTTCAATCTCACTGATATCTTCAACAGCCGAGCCATACTTGAATTCTTTACCAACAGCCACTTCAAGTTGCTCCATGATTTCATCAGTGTAGAAATCTTCGGGCTTGTCATTGATATTCTTTTCAAACACTTTACGACCATCAGGAAGTTCGATGCGAGTCGAGACTTTCTTGAAGACCCCGTACTTCACTGCGATGTCTGTCAACCCATAATAAGGTGAAAGACCAGACTCATAGTTCAACAAAGTTTCTGCTAGAGAGTTTTCTTTGGTGACACGAGACTTGTGCAGTTTGCACTTGATGATATTGCCAACCACATCCGTGCCATCCTTGACCTTCTTCTTGGACAAGAACACGATTGTACCTGCGTTGTATTTCAGACCAGAGCCACCGGACATCTCTTTCATCGGGACGTAAGACCCGACAACATCATAGGTGTGGTTTGTGATCAGCAGTGGAATACCAGCCGATCCACACTTGACGGTGAGCGTTCGGAAAGTTGCCTTCAATGCTTGGGCTTTTGTCATATCCCGCACGTTCTTGCCGCTCGCAGTGTCTTCCATTTCTTTCAGCGTAGACAAGTTGCCAAGCGAATCAAGAATCACAAGAATAGGCTTCTTGTTTTTTTCTGCACGATAAGTATCCGCTACCTGAATCATCTGATGTCTAAACTCTTCGATGGTTGAGACAGGGAACACGGCAACGCGGGCAGCATCGATACCACGCTCTTCAAACATTTGTGAAGTGATTGCTTGCTCTGAATCAAAGTAAAGCACGACACCTTCTGGATTGTCATCAAGAAAAGTTTTCAGAATGTTGAAACAAAAGAAAGTTTTACCAGTCGCCTGTTCGCCAGCCAGTGCCGTAATCTTGTTGTTCGGAATCCCACCGTACAAAGATCCAGACAGCAGTGCATTTAGTGTGTATGATCCCGTGCTGATGAATCCCTTGATATCAGAAACCAAACCGCTGTCAACAGAAGTAGCGTCTTCATTACCAGATACCTCAACCAAATTATTCAAAAAGTTGTTCATCGTTCTTTTGCTCCTTATTGTTATATTCTTCCAAGTATTGTAATGCGTTTCTGATGCCTGTCAAGTCATCACCTAATTTTCCTATGCCGGTATTACAAGAGTCGCACAGCCAGCCTCGGTGATCAAGAGTTTCATGATCGTGATCAAATAAAAGTCTTTCGGATGTTTTTCCGCAACAATCACAAGGTGTGCCTAAAGGTGGACGCTTTGGATTTCCAGCAAGTTTTTTAGCCTTTCCAAAATCCTTTTGAATTTTATTACCGCAAGTTTTACACTCACCCCTATAGCGGTCTTTCCAAACACCATTTGTCATGCTTGAGCGATCTGTATAATATTCACTTAGTGGTTTTGCTTGTTTACATTTTTTACAAACCCTAAGCCCCTCTTGCCCAGCGTTATCATCAAACAATTTGTGTGTCACATAAGTCTCCACTTTTTAAGAAGATCATCTATAAATTGAAGTTTATCTATGACCTCTTCGTGATCATGTGTGCTTGATGATTTAGTTTTGCGAACTAATTTTTCAACACGCTCAGTGTCATAACGAAGACATTTTAGGGCTTCGAGAATAATGTCTCTTTCTTTGGGTTCCATCTGTCTTCCTCCTTTCCCCGCCACTCACGAACCATCGTTCGATATTTCTTATTTGTTCTTGCGGCATCATACGCACGCTTGAAGATGCGTGCCGACTCCGCCTTCTCACAAGTCCAGTGGTCTGGCTCTTGTGGTTTAATTCTTCCGTTGTCATCATACTTTTTTCCGCTACGATGATTAGCGTATCGCCTTGCTCTCGTCCATCCCATCATAAGAAACTTGCGACACATATCAGCCCCAACAAAATTATCCACATCCAAATACCCATTGAACATAGCAGTAATAGTATTCGCTGATTGATATGCAATTTCCGGTGTTCGGAATCTCCAGTGTTTGCAGATTTCTGATTTGTATGGTTCACAGAGCAATACTCCTTGTTCTCCTCGACCGATGATATACAACTTCGGGGTCTTGCGATAATCTATGTTATCAAAATCTAGTGTGTAGTCAAACTCAATCAAAACAAAGTCGCCCTGTGTTCATAGTTCCATCCTACCTTCTCTAGAATATTTTTCAATGGCTCTAGGAAAGAAACCGAGAATTGTTTGTCGTAGTCAGCAAACTCGTCCAACTCAAACTCCTTCGGTGCGGTTCCGGGGAAAGAAATAACTTTATCTTTGTACGGATTTGGAACAGCAAGATACAAAAATTTTACTTTATCTCCCTCGTTTACCCTGTGATACTTGCCATCAAGTTTTAACTTTTTGAGATAGTGGTTATAAATTAATGCACCTTTCACAGCAATCGGTGTGGACTTGCGATAGATGACGGATTCATCGATGTAGTTATTAATATTATTACAACCACGGGGGAATGCGATCTCGTCAGGCGAGTATCCTTTAAACTCCTCTTTGAAGTTTGCAACAAAGTCGATGACCTGCTCCTCGGTTCCGGTCAGCACCAACTTAATCGCGTCCTTCAACTTTTGCCGAACGACTTGTGGTGTCGATGATCGTGTAGTTTCGATGCCCATGATCTTCATCTTAGGTTCATCGTATTGCACACCCTCCGAGTTATGCACGTTGAGCATGTATCGCTTCTTGGCTGTCCAGACTCCAACATCGGCAATGACTTCTCGCTCCATCACCATCTTGTTAGAGTATGCATTCATTTTTTGGGCAAGTGTTTCGTAGCACTTGTTGATGAATGGTTCGATGACACCCTTGCAGGACTTGTCAAGAAATCGTACGATCTCGCCCTTGGTCTTCTCGCCAGCCAATGACCGAACAAGGTTCCCGAGGCGAAGATAAACAGAGTCAGTATCAGAAGCAACAACATAGTCATAATCTCCAGTGTTTAGTGTTTTATTTAAAAATGCGTTTAGTTCGTTTGCGATATACTGAATCGATAGTTGACCCGATGTGGTAATCGCTTCTGCAATGTCGATGTCAAAATATCGAAAGTATTGATTGCCCATCGCACCATAGGCTGAGTTCAGTTGAATCTTTCGCACCAGTTGGAAGTTATGATACTTGGCAATCTCAAAATCTAAACTCTCATCATCTGGATTCTGTTGCTTTTTCTTCTGGGCTTCGATCATCAACTTCTTGTAGTGCTTGCGTTCTGCGTAAAACTTTTTCATGAGTTCCGGCATGAACCCTAGTTTATCTTTTCTAAAACACACACCGTTAGCAGCGACAGAAAAGTTTTGCTCTTTTAGTTTTACAAGATTTTTCTCACATAAATCTGTGCCATTAAGAACACCGTCAACACTTATACAAGGATTCTTGGGGAATCCATCTGGACGCATTTTAGTGTCCGGTGAAATATTGTATTGCATGATAAGGTGCGGATACAGACTATTGAGGTCAAAAGACACAACCCAATCGTGCCGACCAGTGATCGGTTCTTTTACATACGCACCGATGATTTGACCATCTTTTTTACCCCCACCTTTTTTTCGTGGGATCACTATGTTCTTTGCACGCAGATGATGATAGATGATCTGATCCCAAGTTCGAACCTGAGAAAACACATCACCAAGATTTACTTTTGCCGTGTACGCAAGTGCGAGAGCAAGTTCCATCAGCCCGAGTTTCTGCTCCATCTTCTGCACAAGTTTGACATCTTGATAATTGTATTCCACAAACTTTTGGAAGTCTTTTGTATAGAAATCCTTGAAGTGGTCATACTCATACTCTAATTTTTTCTCTCCAAGTTCAACCGATGCAATGTGATCCAACTTGTATGACTCTTGATTCACATAAGTGAACTTTTGATATAGATCATAGTAATCTAAGATTGTCACACCCATGAATTCAAATGCAATGCGATCACCACTTTGAGTTTGCACATCTCTCTGGCGTACAATGCCCCATGGTGAAAGTTTCCTTGCTCGCTTTTCTATGATGCGATCCATTCGAGCGTACAGATATGGCATATCAAAAAACTTGACGTTCCAGCCAGTCACAATGTCAGGATCTTCACCCTCCCAAATGTCAATGAATCTCTCAAGCAAATCCTTTTCATTTGTGAAGGTGTAAGTATTAATGCTATCCGGCATCGTACAGTCACCGAGTGCAAAAACATACTCACGATCATCAACGATTAAGGTGATGACGTTTACTCTTTCTGTGGGATTTCTAACTTGCGGGAAACCATTTTCTGCCGTAGTTTCGATATCGAGATAGGCGACCTTGATTTGCTTTTTGTCATACTCGACTTCATTGGGAAACTTATCACCAATAAATTGATAGATGTAATCGGTGTTTCCGTAAATCTCAAAACCAGTCACGCTTTCGTGCCGAAGAATAAAGTCTCGACAATCTGACATCGACCCCGGTTGGAATGACTCAACAGATCGACCATCCATCGTGTGATACTTTGATGATTTATTGGTGGAGACAAAAAGGGTGGGGCGATAGTCAATCTTGCCCTCGACCCTTTTCCCATTCTCATATCCCCTGTAGAGAATGTTGTCTCCGCGAGTTGTCACACTTGTGTAGAACCGACTCATATGAGTATTCTACCTCCATCTGAGTCTGTGTCAATCAGATTCTTTGTCCCCGACATAAGATGAAAGAAGCACCATATAATTAATAATATCAACGCAGGAGTCGTGAAAAGATTCATTTTCAACATGCATGGTTCCAGATTCAATAAAAGAACTCATTCGTGATAATTTATCAACAATCCGAACAAGGAATCCTTGCTCCGTGGTGCAGACACCCATTGCCTCACAACGAGTAAAGTTTGCAAAAGGCTCAAGACCTCCGTTGCCTGCGTAATCTTTATTTTTTAATTCCATAAGATTACGGGCTTCTTGACAAATAGTTTCGTGATTTTTTAGTAATTCATCTCTGGTCATTTTCGTGCGTCCCTTTCAGTATTCATTGGCATATGATAACCGTGTTTTAAAAAGAATTCAAACTCTTCTTCTCGTCCTTCGCGGATCTTGTCTGAAAATTTGTCATCGGGATCTACCCAGCAATCCTCATGACAGAACATTTCTTTATCTAACTCCAACCTGTGATTAAGTTTCCCATCAAGATACTTTAGGGTCCATCCGTGGCTTCCATCCGGTTGAATTTCATTAAGTAATGTATGAGCAGTAATTTTTTCTTTTAGATAACCTTCTTTGTCACAAACATAGTAAAGATTTAATTTCACTATTCACCTCGTTCCCATGCGTTTAGTCTTTCAACCAACCAAGTCACATCACCCACATTTACTGCGTGATTATTTCCGACATAGAATCCATTTTGATGAACCACCTTTGCATTTTTGTCATGTCGATATTGGTTGACACGATCCATGAACGGATGCTCATAAAGATTACCTGCGATGATCGGTCGTGTCTCGACTCCTTGCGACTCAAGATACTTTCTTAGTGCGAGTGTATCTTCTCGGGTTGACTTTGTGATAACAGGAAAACAGAAACTACTGTTGCCTTCAAGTTTGAAGTCTGTGTGAAACTTATCTCTATTCAGACCACTCGCAAACACATCAAAGTTATTTCTACGGATATTGTTGTGATTATCTAAATCTTTAAGTTGCATTTGACCAAGCACAGCATTTAAATCTGTTGATCTCACGTTGTACCCCGGAACCACAAAGGTAAAGTTTTCGTCAACCTTTCGATCCCTGTATTTCTTTTGCATATATTTTGGCAATTCTCTGAGTAACCCGTGTGAACGGATTAAAAGGAGTTTTTCGTACACCTCATCATCGTCTGTGCATACCATACCACCTTCAATCGTGGTCATGTGATGTCCGTAGTAGAAAGAAAAAGATGAAGCCTTACCAAAGTTACCAATCTTTTCAGATTTAAAAGTTGCACCATGAGACTCACAACAATCTTCTAGAAGTGTGATATCATTCTCCTCACAGATGTTAAGAAGTTCGTCACTCATAGAGTTGAAGCCAAGGAGATGAGCAAGGAAAAGATACTTTGGTCTAGCCCCAAATGATTTCTTATGTTGATACAAAATTTCTTTAAGAGTATCAAGACACAAATTCATATTAGGAATAGTCACATCA